GGACGAGGTCACTGGCCGCTCTCAGATCAGACGACACCACGTCGCCACAACCACCTACCAAAGACTGAACAGCTTCGGCTGAGTTTCCACTGAGCACTTGACGTGTCTTCGAATATCTCTTGAGGCCGTTCATAAGTCGAACTCGTGCGAGGTGCCCGAGAATCAGAGCATGCCTTTCACAGGCAGTTACTACTCTGACTTTCTGGCCCTTCTCGCGCAACGGCACAACACGCCCTTTCGGACGCGGACCCCACTCCTCAGTGAGTGCCGCGCCGATTAGGCGTATTTGCCCCAGAATGGCATGCCATTCTGGAAGTTCGTCATATTTCTCGGCTTCAACGCAGACATCAGTGGACCCCAGCAGATCACATATATCTTGAGCAAAACCGCCCGCAGACTGTGAGCATCGGTAGGTAGCCGATGCTGACGTCATCACGTGCAGCGTGTCAGAGAGACACGGTGTACGAGGGAGGTGTTTGTCAGCCCAAGATTTTGCGAAACTCCTCAAACCGTCCAAGTGGACGGCAGGTGTCACGTACTGTTCTAGCAGGTCCGCCTTCAGCTGGACTAATGCGTCGGCAACGTGACGCTCGCTTCCCGGGGAAAGGCAACGTGCCAGATATGACATCTGGCCCCAGGATGAGCTTGAGTTGTACAATTTCTTAGGGCACGAACGCCAGAATGAGTGTTTTGGCCGCCTATTGGTGATCCAGCATTTGCGCGCCTCCGCAGCAAATGACTTACAATAGGCAACCATGCACTCAGGCCCGTTGTGCTCAGACATTGTTGTGATCTTCGAAATAACCGTGGATACCCAATCCATGGTCTTGTCCTTCTTCTCTCTCTTTGAGGGGTCGATAATCCTCCCAACCAGAGCTGCTACATTTGCTTTGAACGCCGTGATGGCAATCTCAGCGCGTGGATCCAGCTTCAGTTTGGAAGATGCCTTACGGCGATCGACCCTCTTCTCCTTATCCAAACCTTTAACAACTGTTCCTGAGAGTATCTCAGGTACGGTAGTCGTGGGGCTTGGCTTACGCGACCTATTATAACACACCGAAAGGATTGTGATTACAATAGGGAGTATGAGCCACTTCATGATGCACAGAGCAATACGTTTAGCGTATTCTCCACTATCTC